CTCAATTTCCTTGACTCACATAATTTCATATTACTATGGCAATATTTTAAATAATCTGAAGTGTGTTTGTATAATAACGGTAAAGAATCGTCTGTGTTTAGATAATTGGCTTTTAACATGCTAACTAAGGCAACCGACAACTCGCTACTATTACAGAGTTGTATTTCTTTAAATATTTGGTTTGTGCGGTTAACTGATATTATAACCTCTTCCTTAGGTTCAAACCCGAAAACCATACATACGTATGGATTATCTAGTTCTATGATGTTAAACCCGAATATTCTGAATACCGGGCGCAGTTCTAAGACTGCATAATAGTCCTGACTCTCAATTAAATCTCTTCTCTCCCTAATATTTCTCCTATCATGATTAGATGGGTTATACCTATATTCAATGAATTTATACTCCTTACGAAACAAAAATATCTTGGAAAAATTGAAATATAGGAAAAGCAGTTCATCTAAAATAGGTAATATACTGGAAATGACACCAACAATGAAAGTGCACCTTTCAACTGTTTCAGTTGATACTGCACCATCAATATTGCCAGTGATTACTGACACACAAATAGTGAAAAAGATGAAAAGTCCTGATGTCTCGCTACAAGCGTAAATCAGGCAATAACTAAAAAGACTAGTAGCAAAAAACGACGCTGCCAACTCAAAAATTAAGAACCATAGATCATTAATGTCGGGTTCGAAATTTATAGTGACAATGTCATTTTGCTCATAAGTGCTTTTTTCATCTAATACTAAAAAAGCGTGGTTAACTGAGTTTTGGTCAGGTACAGCCATTAATTTGTTACCATTGTTATCCTTAACAACTAATATAACCCACCGCCACGATTGATCATTACAATAATCGTAATATTCAGTGGGTATTTCATTACCATAAGGTATAATAATTCGCAAATTGACTCCTCTGTTAAAAGCATGTTTCGCCAAGTTTGTACTAGTACCTAATTTAAAAGGACTTTCCAAATACTTAGCTCTTTTCAAATACACATCCGGCTTGGGCAAAATTCCGACTGCTAAATCTATAGCAGTAATGCCACAAAAGGGCGTTCCTAGGGGATTCATCAACATACTGTCCACGCCGTATGAATCTAATTCTTCCCGGTGGAATAAACATTTTACCTTAGGAAAATCACTATGAATGAATTCACACACAATTTTCTTCCATTGGTGTGTCCACTCTGGTAAGTCGTCCAGGTGATCTTCTGGTAATTGTGCTACAATATTACCAGGACCATAATCACCTAATCGGTTTGCGATAGCTAACGCCAAAGCCGGATTAACATGACGGGGATCACCAGGAGGAAAATTCCCAACTGGTCCGCCTCTGCGGTTTGCGCCGGCATTATTGAGCCGGCCCCTACCACGTGCCCTGACCTGTTGCGCCCACATACCAACGCACCCTTTGGGGTGTCTTGGTTGTTTGAACAATGCGTCGTAGATTAATAAACAGATCAAGACGGTTTTAAATAGCAAAATAGCTATAAACATATTAATTTGATCAATCAAATATAATATTAGAAAGGTGATGAAACCAGATGTGACAAA